GAGAGATCTGGCGTTATGTTGTGAATGAAGGACCATCCATGAAAATGGAAGAGGTAAGTTATGAGTAAAGTTAACGGCGTTAACCGCCCACGCGATTGGTTACCAAAAGGATCAAAGCATTGGAACTCAAAGCTAACTGAAGAAGATGTGGACCTAATACTTGCGCTCAACGCAGAACGATTACGGCTCAAGGCGGAGCTATCTCGTGTAACGACAGTCGCAATGGCTGAGAAGTTTGGTGTATCAAACAGTGTGATCTCTCGTATCTGTGCAGGTCATGACTGGAGACACGTATGAAGTGGGAACCATGGGAGATTGAACGCGCTGTTGAGCTATGGAAACAAGGTGCTACATCAGGTGAGATTGGTGAGATGATTGGTAGGACAGGGGCGTCAGTGCGCGCCTTTGTCAAGAACAACAGGGAAAAGTACGGGCTAACTCCGAGGATGGACGACACCACAGAGAAGCCACACTATGATCCTGAATATTATTATCTTCCGAAATATCATTGGCTTATAAGTAAAAGCTGGAGTAGTACATGAAGTCGTTCTACTATTTCTTATTGGCTTATGCTATCCTTGTGGCGGTATCAATTGTAAGGAGTAATACATATGCGTTGCCGTAGTTGCGATGTTGCACTGACAGACTTTGAATCTACTCGCAAGTTCGTAGACACAAATGAGTTTGTGGACTTGTGTAATGAGTGCTTCAAGGGATTAGGGGATGTTCCTGTACGTGAGCGATTCGATTTAATGGAAGCCGCTGATGAAGTAACAGACTTTGGTGAAGATTCGTGATATAATATTCTCTCTTTAGTTATGCAAGAGGTTATTAGTTCTTTAATAATCTCTTACAAACTACTTAGTAGGTACACAAATGACTGAATTACCAATTGAAGAAATGACTCTTGCGTTTTAAGAACACAGCAATCACGATACTCTTGTGTGTTGCCGTGATATGATCTATCAATACGGTCTGTTACGTGTGTTACAATCGCTTGCAGATTATGTTGAGGACAACAAGGAGGCTTATGCGCTGACTATGTTGTGTAATTATTACAAGGAGAATGAACATGCCTTTTGTAAAGACGCACCTACCATGCAATGATTGCGGTAGTAGTGATGGGATGTCACTCAACGATGATGGGTGGACTCATTGCTTTGTGTGTGAGGCACGTACAGCCCCGCTGACAGACGTTAACGCCATTAACCATAGAGAGGTACAGGTGGAAGCTAAACAACTAGATGTGACGCAAGAGAATTACGTCACGATTATCGAGCGTGGGATTAGTAGTGATACTGCCCGCGCATACAAGTGTTCTAAGAATGGGAAGGATTACCACTTCAACTACACCAATGATCGTGGTGAGGTGATTGCTGAGAAGGTACGCACTGAAGACAAACGGTTCATGGTCAATGGTGATTGGAAGAGTGCAGGTCTGTATGGTCAGCATCTATTCAGCAAGGCAGGTAAGTACGTCACGGTTGTCGAAGGCGAGTTCGATGCTATGGCCGCATACCAGATGCTTGGGTCTAAGTATCCAGTGGTATCCATCCGCAATGGTGCGGCCTCTGCCGTCAAGGATGTGCAGAAAAACTTTGAGTGGCTTGATTCGTTCGACAATATTGTGGTGTGCTTTGATGCTGATGAAGCAGGACAGCGTGCCGCATCTCAGGTTGCTGAACTGTTTGGTGCTAAGGCAAAGGTGTTCAAGCATCTCGATGGTATGAAGGATGCGTGTGACTATCTAAAGAACAAGACCATGAAGGAGTTCACAGACAAGTGGTGGTCTGCTGAACAGCATGTACCTGATGGTATTGTTGTAGGCTCTGCTCTACTTGAAGAAGTGATGAAGCCCCTTGCACCTGCTGATGTGTTCTATCCGTTCGCAGGGTTAACGTCGTTAACCTATGGCATACGTAAGGGTGAGCTAGTCACTATCACTGCAGGCTCTGGTCTTGGTAAGTCACAGTTTGTACGTGAGATTGTATGGCATGTACTGAACAAGAGTGAAGACAACATTGGTCTGATGTTCTTGGAAGAATCAGTACGCAAGACTGGCTTGTCTCTCATGTCGCTTGCGGCTAACCGTCCATTACATCTACCGGACAACGATGCAACGGTAGAGGAGAAGCACGATGCATTTAACAAAACACTCGGTACTGATCGTGTATATCTGTTCGATCATTTCGGTAGTACCTCTGTCGATAACATTGTTAATCGAGTACGCTACCTTGCCAAGGGATTGGGGTGTCGTTATATATTCCTTGATCATATTAGTATCGTGGTCTCTGCTCAAGCCAGTGGTGATGAGCGCAAAGCAATAGATGAGATCATGACCAAGCTACGTATGCTTGTACAAGAGACAGGCATTGCTCTGATTGTGGTATCACACCTCAAGCGTCCTGAGTCTAAGGGACATGAAGAAGGTGCGGCTACGTCACTGGCACAACTACGTGGCTCTGGTTCTATCGCTCAGTTATCTGACATGGTGATTGGCTTAGAACGTAACGGTCAGGCAGAGGACGAGACAGAACGTAACACCACTAAGGTTCGTGTACTCAAGAACCGATTCAGTGGTACGACTGGTCCTGCATGTAGCTTGCTTTATTCTAAGCATACTGGTAGAATGACGGAAGTTAAAGATGAGGAATTGTAATGAAGGTATTGGTACTCGACATTGAGACCAACCTTACGCACGATAGGATATGGTGTTGTGGGTGTAACTACGATAGCTACACGTCTGTGTATACAGACCCAGTCAAAGTTCAAGAGCTAGTGGACAAGGCTGATGTAGTGGTAGGCCATAACATCATTGGGTTTGACGGACCAGTGTTGTCACGGGTTTGGGGAGTAAAGGTTCCCCTCTCCAAAGTTCATGATACTCTGGTTATGTCAAGGCTATGGAATCCACAGTTGGAGGGTGGTCATAGTCTACGTGCATGGGGCGAACGTCTTGGTGATTACAAAGATGACTTCACTGATTTCAATGGTGGTCTTACTGAAC